CTGATATCACATCAATAGAATCAAAGTTGTATTCCTGTCCATTGTATTTTGCTAACAAGTCGTTGAATGCTTTGGTTCTATCTGAACCCACCACCATGGCCACTCGCTTGTGTCCTGCTTGTTGTAAAAATTTCATCACATCGATGATGGTTCTTATGCTGGGGTCATTGATGATATGATCGCCTGCTTCTGGAAATTGCTTATTAATTATTGCTATCTTTTGATCCCTGTTCAGTGGATTTTTCTTAGGATCTTGTGTGGGCGAAACAAACACAAAGTAGACATCGCTTACTGTTTTGACTTTGTCAAACAATTTTTTGTGTCCTATGGTAGGTGGATTGAATCTACCGAACACGAACGCCGCTGTGGGATTATCTACCTCTATTAATTTCATTTTGTACTATCTCGTTGTAAATGTCCGCTGTCAATTCTTCTTTGGCTTCTGATGGAATGCTCTGGTAATCCAATTTGTTGGCCTTACAAAAACGCATGGTAGCATTGTCCACAAGTTCCTGGACCCTTGTTTTGTCCTCAGGATTTTTTCTCAAGTACATAACAGTGGGGACATAATGCCTGCGATACATGTCCTCATCACCGAAAACTGAATTAAAAATAGCGTCTTTTAGATTTTCGTCATGCATGATATACTATTTATTGCGTTCAAACCTTGATTGCACTGCTGGAAAAAGATGATCTCTGACCATTTGCTCATCTATCTGCATGGTGAAATGGCAACCGTCACACAGTATCTCCCCATGGTGTATGTTCATGTAATAGTCCTGTGCATTATCATGATCACCGAATTGAACACGGTTTAGATCGGGCAACAAGTCACGGAAGCATTTGACTGTAAATTCTGTGTTTGAATTGTGGCTCCAACTCACTAATTTTATGTCCAGTTGCCTGCAGAGGCTAACCACAGATTGATAGTCTATCACAGACAGTGTTTGGCGCATCTTGTAGTTGGATGCTATCTCCAGTTGGAATTTTTGCCATTTCTGCACATCTCTGATTCCAGAAACGATGTTAAGTTTCTTGGACTGTTCTTCCCAGGTCATGTCTCTGATGAACGGCCTTTCCTGCCACAACGGAAACACTCCGTCATCGTGTTGCAGATGAACTTCCCAACTTTGGAATCCTTGAGGTGCGTAATAAGATTCGGTTATCCAATTTAGATCGTATTCGGAATCGTCTAAGGTAAAATTTTCAGATAATGGTACATTAATAGATGCTCTATTGTAACACAATTCCATCAACAGGCAATCTATATCGTGTTTTTCCTTGAGTCTTACCACAGATTGAAGATACTTTTCAGATCCCTTGCCACCGCATGCGAGATTGTGGAAGTGAAAGTCCGAAGTGAGAGAGTGGAAAATATTCTCGAACTTATAGTTTAACTCGCTCCTACCTGTGGAAAACGAACTGCCTATGATGCCTACATTAATCTTCTTTGTAGACAAATTCATAACCGTTTAGACTACCCACGTACAATTTGGGTTTGACCTTCCTTAATGTCAATTTAAGATCACCCGGTTTCAGTAATCCTACTAACCATCCATCCGTGTGATTGAGTATTTCCAAATCAACCCATTTGTTGTTATCTGTGCAGTGTACTTTGACTGTTTCTATCATTAATTTTTCTCCCATGTAAATTTGGTGACCATCTCTGTGTCGTTGATTGTGTCCTGCCCGTCTACTCCATATTCAGAGACCGGTACAGGATAAAAACAACCCAAATCCAAACCTTCTGCAGACCATTCTATCTCATCCTGCAGTTGTATTGTTTCCTTAATCCTTTGTGAGTTGGGGTGATCCGGAAAATTGTTGACATATACATATGCCCACCCATTGTGTCCATCCATGCCGTTAAATTTTAGCATGTGATAATATTCTAAATCTTTGTAGTCCTTGCGTTGACCTTTGCCATCTAATCCTTTGTTTTTCCTCGCATGCTTCCACATGATCTCATGATCGTGCATTGCATCCAGCAAGAACTTGACTGCGTCATGGAAAGTTTGGCCATTGCTATTGCTGTAATCATAAAGATCTTTACCATTCGATCTGTGTATTTCGGCCACGATTGTTAAAAGATTAAGACCCTTGGAATAGTAGTGCCAACTCCATGCTCCTCTTTGTGCTTCTCTCCACAATGCTCCATCATCATGCAAGTCGTCTATCGCGAAATGAAATATTTTTTGTCCTTGTTGAAAGTGTTTTGGATCATTGAAAGTGGCTCCGTACAGCACCCTGGTCAATTGAACATCATAGGTATGGTTCTGACATCCAAAAATGTCTCCACCTTTACTGCATCTTGACATGGTATATGTGTGATTTGCTTCCCTGTTGATGAATCCAAACAAGTTTTTTGAACGAGATCCCAACATTTCTAAAAATATTTCTTGCTGTGTGTCGTCCAAATGACCGTTTGATTGAAGTGCATGATAAGAAAAATACAAAGCAAATATGGCTGGTTGCAATCTACCTGCGTTGTCTATACCGTCACCACCACCTACACCATTGGCGAATTTTTTATCATTATATAATTCTAAAAGATATCTGATAAATTGATCTGCATTTTGTTTTGTTGGTTGGCTCCAATAAAAAGAAAGGTTCCTGATTGTGTTTCTATTGACTTTTGCATAATCAAAATCATTTTTTTGTCTCATTGTCACCCATTTGAAGTTTTTGTTTGGTGACAACAAATGATCTAATTCCGAAACTTGGAATTGTGCGTTTTCAAGACACCTGGGATTGTGGGTTCCTTGTTTAGGAAAAATTTGGTATTCACCTGCATGCAGTGGTATGCATATCAATACAAAATATAAAATATATCTTATCATCCTTTTAGTATATTGCAAATTTAAGTTTTGTCAATGTCTTACCAAACATATTTCACACCCAAATTCGCCGTCATCAAGTCATTATCTTCAACAAAAGTGTACCTCGAACTTGCAGAAAAATTCCATGATTCTGATAGTTGTTTGGAATACGCCAACTCCACTACCTTAGGAACTTCGCTTGATTTTGCCGAAGCAGAACCACTTGTGAATGTGGTCGAGTTGTCGGTCCAATTATATGCTGTTGGAAGGGTATAATTGATATCACCGTCGACGACATTCAATTGTTCACCCATTTTGATAATGAATTGATTGTTAATGTTCTGATAGGTCATCCCCAAATACCATGATTGTGACTGTATGTTGGAAGATCCAGTGATGTATGAATCATTGGCAGATTTAACGTCCGAATATCCCCTAATAAAACCACTATTCCATGTCCATTTTTCCGTCACTGAGTAGTTCATGTCTGCCCCAACATAATTTGTGGTGCTGGACTTGATTGCGAATGATCCTTGGAAGGATGATCCCAACAGACTGCCGTCCTGTTTCATGCGTCCAAAACTGTATGTGACGTCCAACTTGTCTGAGTGTTCTACTGATTTTCCATACAGCCAATCATCGCCGTTCTCACTCATTGCAAACAGCATGCCATCCCCTTGCAGTTTTGTCACTGGTTCATAGTTGACATATTGATTGCCCAGTGCTTGTTCGGTCAATTGAAAGGAAGTGAAATTGTCGTCATCGGCATAGTAATCTCTGTTATATGAATCCATCACAACTATGGATGAAACTGCGGATATGTTGTCCAACCCACTCATGGATGAGTCGCCCACGATGCCACCTGATATGGCACTGATGGCTCCGGAAGGTTGCACAGCAACTATGTCACCCTGTGGTTTGGTTGCTTCATTCAAATCCACCAATCCGTGTCCATACACAGCATCAACTCCTGGTGCTCCCAAGTCTCGGGCGGTTGATGTGATTAATCCTACCAGTTGTTCAGGTCTCAGTTGTGGCCATGCCTGTTTCAACACAGCGATAGATCCTGTCACATAAGGAGCCGCCATAGAAGTTCCACTCTTGGTGGTTGTGCCACCACCGTTGGCACTGGAAAGAATGTTCACACCTGGTGCCACCACAAAGAAATCTTTGGTGTTGAAAGTGTCATCACAGCCTGTGGCAACGCCGTCCGTGTACACCACATTGGAACAGATGTGTCCCGCCTTGTTGGACCATGAAGCAATTTGATTGTTGGAGTCGACAGCACCCACGATCAACCATTGTCCATTAAGATATAAGTCACCATTCGAATCCACTCTGGTGGCGTAGTGCGAAGGCATCATGGGGTAATCCATCCCATAGTTGCCTGCGGAGTTCACAATGATCATGCCATTGTCGATCGCTGTCTGATAATTCGACAGTGTGGCATCTGCAACACCATCCACGGAAGTTTGTCCGGGCAAGTAGTAAGCATCAGTGCTACCAATTTGTGTCAAGATTGTTGTCGATGTGTTAGCGGATAGGTTGGCCACAGCGGCGCCTTGATTGCTCAACACCACCATGGCATCATCGAAATAGGAAAATGAACATCTGCCACTGCTCGAACACAATTTTATTGAAATAAGATCAGCATCATAGGCCACACCGTGTGTGCCTATGTCATTCTTTGCACCGGCGATGATTCCAGCCACATGCGTGCCGTGACCATTGTCATCTTCTGTGCCAGCAAATCTGTAATTGATGGTTGAAAATCTATCAGAATCAAGATCTTCATGGTCAGTGTCTATGCCTGAATCTATCATGCCAACTATCACACCGTCTCCAGTCCAGCCTCTGGCATAGGCATATGAGGCTCCTATCTGATCCAATGCTGTGCTGTTGTACTCGTCAGTCAAAAATATTTCACCTACGGGCACAGTTGATGTTGCAGTCAATACTTCTTCCACATCGGCGCTTTCGCTCCAAGTGGTGACTGTTTCTGAAACAGGGTCTGAATCAGTTGATGTTGTTGTGCCATCCGACCAATTAAAAGTTGTCCTTGTGGCTCTGGTGGTTGTTGTGTGTGTTGGTACTTTGGTTGTGGTGGTCGTGGTTTGATATGTCTTGGTCACTGTGCCGTCCAGTGTAGATTCCACAACATTTCTTGTGGTGATCGCTGTGGTGATCACACTTTCGCCCACAACCACATCTGTGTTTGTAATTGTCTGAGAAATGCTTGTGCTGACAACAACTTTTTGGCCTTGTCCTTGATCTTTGTATAAATCTAATCTTTCTTGGCTTGATAGTGAATCGTCATACTCAACTATCTGTTGCACTGCTATGTATTCTGCTGACTGATCGTCGAACTGGCCTTGTTCAACTGCCATAGACCATAAACTTTCCTTGCCATCATAATACCTCTTTTTGAATCCTTTCAATGCATAATAGCCTTGTTCCAAGGTCATACTTTGGCTGTCGATTATTATGTTGACATTTGCCAGCGAACTCGGATCAAAGTTAGGATGCTGTTCCACCCATTGAAATGCTTGATAGGCTTCATTGATATCTATCTGTTTGTCGTCGGCGATGTCGATCAAAGCACTGACAAATGAATTAGAAACCACATCGGTGCTGATTGAAATATTTGTAGGATTTGGAACAGAAATAGAAACAGGTCCTCCCCCACTGCCTCCGCAGTTTGTTAAAAATAGTGATAATAATAGAATACTCACTAATCTTGTCATACGTATATTGTAATACAGATTAGTGATCTGTCAATGTGGTAAAACCCGCTATTTTTGGAAGCCTACAGTGTCTCTCTTGATGTCTTTTTCCGGAAATTCTGCCCAATATAGTTCATACGCCACAGAGTCTTCCAAACACTCAAATTGGTGTAGGAGTCCTGGTTTTACTTTGGTGTAATCACCCGCTTTTAATACAGTTTCATCACATAGATCATAGTCTGATTGCCAAACTCTAATCATTAGTGATCCAGATTCGACAAAGAATCCATTCCACTTAAATTCGTGTAGATGTTTAGAACATACTCCGCCTTTTTTGGTTACAATTCTGTGGAATTCGAGAACGCCGTTGCGTTCCACTAATTCAGTGGTTCCCCATACTTTTCCTGCTATCATGCAGTTAGTTATAATGGAATTTAATAATTAAGTAAAATTTTGGTTACGGATCCTGTGGTAACATCAACCACTGATCTGATCCATACAAAATTGCCTGTGAAATTCTTATAGGTAGTTGCCACGACGCTGGATCCATCCCCCACCGAGGTTCCGTCTATGTCGAACCAATCTGTGGACGCAGGATCAGAGGCCAACGAGGCTTGCAGTTTGATGGTTCCTACGAAATCAGAAGAACAAATGTATGCCACAGTGTGCAGTCCATCGGCATTGCCATAGTATCCATCTGCTTTAACTTTGTCTGATACTGTTGATGCTGACGAATCGCTTGCATCAACTTGGCTTTGAATGGTGATTGCTGTTACGGGCATGTGTATATTTATTAGGCTATTTCAGGAAATAGTCTTCTAATAGTGGGCTCATCCATGCCGTTTACTGCGTGTACCTTGGCAGAGCCTACGACATATTCTTTTAGATTCTCAGGATCACATCCTTTGATGTAAATCGTTCCCTTGGGGGTGATGGCGCTGTCCTCGAAAAGGATGTCCTTCTTGAGTATGACCGGTGATCCTCCCAAACCATGCGATTGTATGGTAGCGTTAATCATGGAATTGGTTTTGATGTATTCATGTTCTATCATGAACTTTAATATTCTATTTTTCATTTATTCTCCTTGATTCTTTTTATACTATTTCTTCTATTATTCCTAATGCTTCTGCAACAAAAAGTGTCACACCGGACCACATCATTAGGAATCCAACTTCGGTTATAAAAAAGTCGGTGTAGACTATTTCGCCACTCCATAATCTGTAACCTGCATATGCCAACAAAAATGAGGCAACAAATCTAAACATGCTTTTGACTATGCTGACATAGAAGTGTCCTTGTCCCGGATCTTTACTGGCTGGTATGATAATTTTTTCTGGTATTGGCATTGTTTCTCCTTATTTTGATATTGTAAAATCCTTTTCATCCTTGTCATAACTCACTGTGAGATCTGTGTGCGATATGCCTTCGAATAATATTTTTTTAGATAAAGGCAATTTAATTCGTGTGTTGATCACCCTCTGTAATGGTCTCGCCCCCATCTTTGAATCGAATCCTTCTTCGACTAATTGTTCTTTTGCCGTATCATCAAGCCTTATTGATATGGATTTGTCTTTCATCTGGTTGTTCAACTCATTAATAAATTTATCAATTATATCGAACATGACAGGTTTTTCAAGTGCCTTGAATCTCAACACAGCATCCAGTCTATTTCTGAATTCAGGTGAGAAGTAAGCATTTATATCAACTGCTCCATCATGGTTTGTGTTCTCCATGAATCCGAGTGTGTTGGACTGCATATCTTCAGCACCAAGGTTGGATGTCAACAGTATGATAGAATTAGCGAGATTTACTTTTTTGCCGTTGGACGATGTGATAGTTGCGTCATCCATGGCTTGTAGTAATATTGTCATCACATCTCTGTGTGCTTTCTCAACTTCATCGAACAATATCACTGCGTTAGGATGTTTTTCTAATTCGTTTATCAATTGTCCTGATCCGGTTTGTCCATCATCGTATCCTACATATCCTGGAGGAGCACCGATCAGTTTGGCCACTGAGTGCTTCTCTTGGTACTCCGACATGTCGAATTTCAATAGTGGAAGATTCAACCCGTCTGCTAATTTCCTTGCTGTTTCGGTCTTACCACAACCTGTTGGACCCACACACAAGAAAGAGCCTATCGGTTTGTTTTCTTGCTTCAATCCTGCTTGTGCTACCAAGACAGTGTCCACCATCTTGTCTATCACTTCATCTTGCCCGAACACCTGTGTCTTGATGTGTTCGGAAAGATTCTCCATGGATTCAGTTTTGGTTTGCACTATGGATTCGAATTTGATTCCTGATATTTTAGAAACTTGTTCTTGCACATCCTTTAGTTGAACATCTTTGAAGGCATCGAATATCTTTGCTTTGGCGCATGCCCTGTCCAGCACATCGATCGACTTGTCCGGCAGTTGCCTATCAGTGATGTATTTCACACTCAAGTCGACGCTTGCTTCGATGGCTGTGTCATCTACCTGCACATTATGGAATCTAACAAATTCATCTTTTAGACCATACATAATCTGTTTGGCATGTTCTATCGACGGTTCCTCAATGTTGACTTTGGCGAATCTTCTCATTAATGCACGATCCTTTTCGAAATGCTTTCTGTATTCTTCCCAAGTTGTCGAAGCAATAACTTTTAAATCTCCCCTTGCCAAGTGTGGCTTTAGCAAATTGGCAAGGTCGACACCACCTTGTCCACCAGATCCTGCACCATGCATCATGTGTGCTTCATCTATAAACATGATTGCTTTGTTATTTTTTTCTAACACACCTAACAAAACTTTTAAACGTTCTTCAAAATCTCCCCTGTACTTGGAACCTGCTATCAATGATCCCACATCCACAGAATAAATGGTATGGTCCTTGATCACTTCTGGAACCTGATTGTTCACTATCATGTGTGCAAGGCCTTCAGCAACAGCAGTCTTACCTACACCAGGATCACCGATCATGATCACATTGTTCTTGATCTTTCTTCCTAATACCAGAGTAATTTCGTCTATTATGTCTTGTCTTCCTATGCAAGTGAACGTTTTGTTTGCTTTAGCCTGTTCATTCAAATTGACTGTGTATTGTTTCAAAATCTTTGACGCTTGTTTCGAAGACACATGACTGGCGGTTTCTTCTCCAAGATCCGATCCGACTTCTGTCATGTAATCTACAACTATTTTTTTAGTGAGTCCATTCTTTAAAAGATAAAACACGGCATGTGAATTAGTTTCTGAGTACATGGATGATAGTAGGTGTAGACTGCTCACCGCTTCATGACCTGCGAAGATGGCGTGTGTGAATGCTCTGTTGACCATACGATCTATGGCCGCAGTCCTTTTAGGGTAAACATCGTCTTTGACTTTGATTTCGTTGAGTTTAGTTTCGATATGGCTTTTCAGATCAGTTATAAGGTCACCGTATTTGATTTTTTTCGCTTGTTTACAAAGATTAGCAATCTCCTCATCCGACACTATGGACAACAGCAAGTGCTCTAATGTGATGTATTCGTGCTTGTGTTTCCTTGCTTCTTTGACTGCATCGTCAAACAAACTCTTTAACTTATCATCTGGTTCTATCATTTAACTTACCTTGTTTCTTTTTTGCCCTTTCGTATTTAAATTTGCTCACTCTATCGATAAAGAGTTTTCCATCCAAGTGATCGATTTCATGCTGTATACATTTTGCCCATATATTCGTGAATCTGTCAACTGATTTCTTTAATTGTTCATCATACCATTCTACCACTACCCATTCTGGACGTTCCACTGTCATGAAAAGATTTGGAAATGACAGGCATCCTTCTTCGGTCAGTGTGGTGGTCTTGGAAAATTCAACAACTTTGGGATTGATAAATGACTTGCGTTCTCTCATCACAAACATCCTTATGCCAACGGAGACTTGATTAGCGGCCAACCCAAGTCCGCCTGCGGCTTCCATAGTGGTGTGCATGAGGTTGGCGATCTTGTCCCATTCTAAATCTTGTTTGAGATCTGTTTCGGGAATGACTTGACGCAGTGCGTCATGAGGATGCAGATTTAGTTTAAGAATATGTTTCTGAGATTCTTCTGATGTCATCTTTTTCCCTTTCTGTTAAACTTGTCGGTATGCTTACATTTATATGGATGTACAAATGTCCTACTTGATTGCTGGAATTTACCATTCCATGTTCGGGTATTCTCATGGTTGTGCCTGGCTGTGTTCCAGGAGGTATTTTTAATGTTATTTTTGATTTGTCCAAATGTGTGATCACTAACTTGGTTCCTAATATTGCGTCGAAACAATTAACAGTCTGTTCCATGTGCAGATCTAATTTACTTCTTTTGAAGACAGGATGCGGAGACACATACACTTTTATCAAAAGATCCCCGGCCGGCGCCTCCTTGATTTCACTGCTTCCTAATCCTTTGTATCGTATTGTTTGCCCCGAATCTATGCCACGTGGAATATCTACTGATATCTTTTTTGGTAGTTGATCCAAATTGAAAAGTTTTTTTGCGCCATGATAGGAGTCTTCAAGGCTTATTTCCAGATTGACTTGAATGTTTTTATTGCTGGGCCTTCTCGAGTATCTCCTTTGTTGCCTGAATCCGTCACCAAAGAATTGTGCAAACATATCCTGCATGTCAAAGGGGTCGCCCTGCGAAAAGTTGAAATTAAATCCATCGCCGCCGAATCTTTTGGATGCTTCGAACTGCTGGCGTTTTTCAGCAGTTTTTATCTTATCGTAGGCTTCGTTGATTTCTTTGAATTTGTTTTCATCTCCGCCACGGTCGGGATGATATTTGACAGCCAGTTTCCTGAATGCTTGTTTGATGTCTTGGTCAGATGCAGATTGGTCAACGCCTAATACCGTGTAAGGATCCATATCCATAGTATATTATATAATGTTGATTTGTCAAATGACAAGTGCTACTTGTCGTGCTTTTTAGAAGAGCCTGTGTATAAACCAAACCAAGCCGCACCGGCACCAACTACAATTGATACCAATCCTGACTGTTCCATGGTTGGATCTGCAAGGTTCATGTACCAAACAACTACTCTGTATAACAAATAAATGTAAGTGGTAATAAAAATTCTCGGAAATATTCTCCATGAGTCTACAGCACGAGCAAGATGAATTAATTTAGCATAAGGATTTGGGCCAAGATCCTTCACAGATGTATCCACTTCCAGTTCAACAGACACTTTCTTAGAAGTTGTCTTTTGGTCGACGGGCGCCACTATCTTGTCTTCCTTGAGTGTGTCCTTTTCAATGTCGTCGAAAACGTTCAGTTCGTCATCTTTGATATCTTGTGCCATTTTTGATATTTAACCTTTTTTACAGATTCTCCAAATCGAGTATGCAACTCCACAGTATGCTAAAATTTTAGCCAACCCACCGAATGCAATGATTAACAAGCAACCGATCAGCAGTCCTATGCCGTGCTTGGTTGATGATTCTTTTATTCTGTCTTTGATCCATTGTATCATTTTATTTCTCCAACTTTTTGATTCTTGCTTCTAATTCATCTATTTTTTTGGTCACATAAGGATATTTTTTACGCCATCCATCTTCGGGTTGTTGCAACCAAGTCCAACCATAGCGTTCCACCAAAAAATCAACCATCGTATCAAATTTAGCATACATCCAAAGACCTATGCGAGTTGACTTAAAATATGTGGAAAATGCCAGACCAAACAAAGACCCAACTAATGCTGTGTATATCCACAGTCTATCAGAGGCCATACGTTCTATCATTTCTAACATGCTAATACTTATCTTTCTTTAGTCCTGCAATCTCCAGTATTTTTGGTGAACGCTCTTTAGCTTGGAGTACACCTCTCGGAGTTGTTCGATGTTTTCAATTGCTGTTTGAGAAGAGATGTGCCTATGGGACTGTGATTTAGGAAATTTTATGTCCTCGTAGTACACCAAAATATCATAGTGCTCGTCTAACTGTGACAGATCATTTTTACAACCCATCAACTGTCTAAATTTGTCTTCGAAAAAATCAACCGGAACATTAAATTTTGCAGAGTGAGGAAAATCCCAATTTTGTGTATACTCCGCCAAGGCAAGACTGCAGGTTTGGGCGAACCAATCTCTCCTGCTGAGACCCACATTGAACGCGGGTACCTTCCACAGTCTTTCTTTTTCGTTATGGTTTAGATCTAATATAGCAAAGGCATGATTTTTCATCACTCTGCATTGCGATGCATTATTGTTAAGATATGTCAGCACATGATCTCGCACATGTGGCTTGTTGTTAGGGTCGAAAGGCTCGTTAAGATTGAATAGTTGCAAACTTCCCGAAAGGCTTCCATACAGGGCACTGCTTCCTGTCCTTGGTTCTGAAATGATGTGTACGAATGGTTTTGATTTTAAGAAATCTATAATTCCTATTGTTAGATGTGAGCTGTCCATCTTTTCTCCTGTTTCTTCAATGGAGAATGGACCGAAACTATTGTAACGTCACCTTATAATATTAACCTGTTCTTTGTCACCAGCCGTGTCGGACGCGAGCACTGTTACCAAAGGTAGGCGTAACTATAAGTCACCGCCAATCAGCATTGATGCAAATATTTATTGTGATTCGTAGTATTCTCGATACTGTTCTAATGTGAGTTTTTGCTTGATCATGTATGCACGGATCTGTGCGAAGTTAGTGGACAGCGTCTCGTAGTCATCATCTGTGAGGCCAAACAGCACAGGATCCACGTTCTTTTCCTTGAGCTTGGCAAACACTTCCTCCGCGTTTTCTGACGTGATGATGATGAAGTTTAGATCATCTATCCTTGGAGTTTCTGGATCAGGTAAATCGAGTGGTGCTCTGGGAACTTCAGTCTTGAACACTTCCAATTTCTTAACTGATGAGCAACTACTCAGCAGGAACAAAGTTAGGATTAGCAAGGCTAGGACATTCAGCGTTGATTTCACTTGGCTTAACTGCATTTAACTCCTTTTCTGTGAGTGGTGATCCCATGGCAATTTCTACACATCGCAGAGCATTGACTGAGGCTTTGTTGATGATTTTTTCTACCATGCCGGGTTTGGCAATGGCAAGATCACCTATGTCTCGCTTTTTGCCAGAAGCATTTGTTTTGTTGAACTTGTCATCCAAATTGGCAAGTTCTTTTGTAAGTACCTCTTTGGTTTCTTGTAACTTTTTGTTGGCATTCATTATGGACTCGAAGTCTTGTTTTTGCTGTTCTATAACTTGTTGTTGTGATGACACAGCTTCTTCCAATTTGATTTGATTTGCCTTTAGTATGGCATTGTCTGATCTAAGTTTCATCACATACAATCCAGCACCTGCCAGCGAACTGACCAGGATGCCTACCATCACAAGTTTAAAGGTTCCAAACATTAGATCATTTTAAGAGCAAGGGCAGTTGTTTCTTCAACCCTTCGAGTCCAACCTCTGCCAAATGTAGAGAATGTAGATAGTGACTCGTAATATTTTTGTCTGCCCATTTGGTACAGTTTGATCGTATGCTCAACTCCTTGATCGTCCACATACTCTTTTAATTTTTGTAATGTTGCAGGACCTATGCCACCATCCGGTGTTGTCCCAATCATCTTTTGTAGATATTTGGCAGCTCTGCCCGTTCCGGCGTTCACTCCAAAGTCGAAAACGCACAAGTCAAGACCTGCAGGCAAATGATCGCCTTTGACACGATCCCAGTAATTTTTCTTGTAGATGGGTGAAACATCTTCCACTGTTAGATCCTTCATGTCTTTGGTTCCGCCCCAATCCTCATACACTCTTTTGGTAACACCCAGGTTGGTCTCGCCACCTGGATCTTTGGGATGGTTAACATAACCACCCTCATGATGTAAAATTGTCTCTAAACATTTTTGCCAGTTTGTTGCCGCCATTTTAAAAATCCTTTGCTTTTAATATCATCACAGAATCATCATTGCTTACTTTGAAATCATCTTCGAATTTCACTACCTTGAAACCAGAACCCAACCATGAGTTTATGTACGAACTCTGTGATTCCGATGAAGCATCTATCTTGTAAGTGCCATGACCATTTGTAGAATTAACTGCCTTGACTTCGAATATATGTTTGCTGTACATCTTGTTCAAAGTAAGAGTCTTGCCGTTTCTTTTGATGTTGTTAATTTTAGCAGATTCGAAAAATTTAGAAATGTCCTCGTCAACCGTGTCGCTGGTTAGGAATTCATACTCGGAAGCATTGGTAGGAATCTGATTGGAAAGATTTTCCACATTCAACTTGTGTGTGTCTTCGTTTTTGTAAAATGAGAATTTCCATGGTAGCATACCTGTGACTTGTTCGATGTCACGTGCCAACTTCACAATGTTGCTTGGTAGTTCTTCATTTCTTTCTACTTCCACGAATATGTCAAAGCTTCCATTTTTATTTTTGGATGGTGAATGGTCTGCATCTAAAACAAATTTGTATCCGCTTTCGATGAATGACACGAGATCCTTTGCTACATCCTTGTTTGTGGATTCCAAACGTAGCACACTGACTTCACTGTCTCTACCCAACTTTGCTTGGTGCGAATCCACAGCGATAAACGGTTGGATGAAGTCCTTCATTTCCTGGTGTAGTACGCTTTTCATTTTCAAATCCTAATGTGCTGTTGCCAATCCAGATTTCTGATAGACCCCAGCATTGTAAGATATTTAGTTAATTTTTCATTGAGCATGTCCAATTTATCCTGTTCAACAGAACTATTATCTATTGCTTTTTTTACAGAGTGCACCACAGAGCATTTATGATCTTTGGTTGGATATTTGGCGCAGGTATCATGATACACCTGCTTTGACTCTTCTGAACACAGATATGGCCTTAGATATTCAGGCTCCCAAACCAAGTTTATGTCCCATTCGAATATGTCATGATTATGGTCGATCCAATCTGCTATCTCTCCTATGTTATGCACGTTCATCGCATGTAGAGTTGTTTTGACGGAAACAGCGGAATTGGTCAGTTCGTTGCACTTCTTGATGTTATCGCAAATATTGGACCATTTAGACGGCCAACGCACGAACTCATTAACTTTGCCCACTCCATCCACAGAAAAATCAAACCAAACTGATTGGAAATCCTTGACGCTGTCGAGCAGGCTCTGAGGAACTTTGAATCCATTAGTTGTCAATTTTAAATCGATGTTTGTAGTGTACTCTCTGAGATATGATAAAAATTTTCTCAAGTATCCGTTGACTGTGGGTTCGCCACCGGTGAATCTGATCAATCTAGCATTAGAAGCGAACTTGGCCAGTTCCTGCATTTTTTCTTCACGTTCGAACCAAGGTGTTTGTCCACTGTATAATTTTTCTTTGGTCGCTTCGAATCCGTATGATTCGATAGTATCGAAGTTCTCTGCAGATTCCGATTCGAGCAGACTGGAACAAGCAGGACCGCACATCACACAACCGAGATTGCACTTGTTGCCAAACTTTATTTCCATGTCGTGTATGCGGAATGAGTTGCTCATGGCATATCTTCTATTGCCCGCTTCGAACAAAGTATCTCTACCAGACTTTACTTCGTTGATGCAATCACTACACCCACCCTTAGGAAACTGATCGTTAATCATGTTGGATTGCAACACAGATAAGAATTTAGAATCTATATAATCTTGTATGGAGGAATCATTAAAATTTATTATATCATTTTCGCCGTAATGATCTTCCCATTCTTCGAAACGCCATGAACAGCAAGGTCTGATGCGACCTCGTTGGTCCACTGACACGTGTCTAAAAGGCCAAAGGCAAAGCATTATAATTCTACAGCGTCTTGAGGAGATTGATCAACTTGCATTCCTGAAACTGTTTTAGTTTTTTCAGTTTCGTTGTTAAAGTCTTCTATCACAGTTTTTGGGATAGATACCTTAACAAGCCATACAGGAATTTCATCTAATTTTGCTTTCCTTGTGCCAGGACGATAATCATCATAGGACTTAATTTTGCGTGGTGTGAGTTTGATATCTTTCTTGAACTCAACTTTGGCACCCAAATTGGTAAGTCTCAAAGCACCCTCTGGATCCGGCATTTTGTCTGCTTCCCACATGAATGTTGCTTCTGTGGTATATTTTGTTTGGTGCGGACCGTCTACTATTTCTCCCAGATTCCAGTTTTGATAAGCATATAGATTGACGTCATCCATAACTTTCTCCATGCCAACCAGCGAGTTAATCACGTTGTCTGAAGCATAGATTTTTTTGATATTACGGATTACATCAAGTGTGTCAATCATAGTCAAGTATTTATTCATATTAATTTTGTTAACAACTTTTTTATTATAGCACAATTTAACGCTAATCACAATCGATCTAAATATTTGTGTATGCATTCGCATAGTCCTATACAGATCGGAGATATTAATGAAACACAAAACTGTACTATCATTTGACGACCTTCGTGACGATTTTTCACGATACGAAGTACGACCAAGGTCAGCAAACCAGCACAAGTACTGGAATTTGCTCAAAGACGATAAAAAGTCAATTGTTATCGCTCATGGCCCTGCAGGGTGCGGAAAAACGCTTTTAGCCACCCAAAATGGCATAGATCTACTCAAACTGCAGAAGATAGAAAAGATAGTTATAACCCGTCCTGTGGTAGGTGCAGATGAAGATATTGGTTTTTTACCTGGTTCATTACAGCGTAAAATGGAGCCATGGACCAGACCATTGATAGACATATTCCACAAAAATTACACCGTTAATAGGGTGCAAAAGATGGTGAGAGAAGAACAGATAGAAATCGCTCCGTTGGCATTCATGCGTGGTAGAACATTTGAGAATTCATACATCATAGCAGATGAAATGCAAAACACCACAGTCAATCAATTCAAGATGTTGCTGACAAGAATTGGAGAAGGTTCCAAACTGGTGATCACCGGTGACCTTGATCAAACAGATCGAGGCAAGGACAACGGTATGGCCGATTTCCTACACAAATTGTGGAGAAGCCAAGCTCATCATATCTGCAACGTTCAGTTAGTGGGCGAGGACATAGTCAGGCACAAAGCAGTGACTGAAGCTCTTAAGATCTACGATGAAGCTTGATCAAAAGTCTTAGAGACTTGATCCATATGGTCTTTGTATGCTTTGTAAAAATATTGATAGGACTGATCAAATGTAAGTTTAGGATCTAAACGATTCTGCACAATGACTTTGTCTTTAAGATCCAGGATGATGGATGCTGATTGATCTTTTGCTCTTATCTTGGAATCGAAGGATATCTGTTCATCATACTGCACATTTGCGGGGTCCTTGTTCCAGCCAGGCACAGATGTTATTCCTGGTTTCACCGGAACCATGTAGTAATGACAGATCAAATACTTAATTTGAGCCATTGCGTATCCTTGCTAATTTGATAAGAACTGCTGACAAATTGATTTCTGCTTCTGCTACAAATGAATGATCCACAATACCTTGTTTGATAACAAGTGTGGCCTCATCCTGTTGATCCTCTGTGTCGCCAAATATTTCAATGTTGTCGTACATCCAACGATAGATGTCTTCCATCTCTTCTGGGCGTGCCTGTGAACACAATAATTTTCTTGCTTCTGTGATCTTGCCCTGTTTGAACAGTTCAACCATCTCTATTCTGTAATCTTGTTCACCCACATCTGCCACATTTGGTGCTTGTAGTTTGGCATCCGCAGAATTCATTTGCAGTGTGTTGATGCATTTTCTTAGATCAGGATACGTTGCCTTGACGTATGTGTCCAGCGTGTCCAAATCAAACTCAACGCCTTCTTCCACCAATATCTCCGCCGCACGAGCAGTGAACTCTGTCTTGTCTATCTTTTCGATGTGGAAGCCTTGGCATCTCGAGTGCAGTGCAGGAATCACTCTGTTGGGATAGTTGCAAGTGAGTATGAAACGAGCAGATTGATGATACATCTCCATCACACCTCTCAATGCCGCTTGTCCGTTGGGTGAAATGTAATCCGCCTCATCCAACAGCACAACTTTGAATTCGCCGAATGGCATGGTTTGCACAAAGTTTGTGATTTTATCTCTAATCACGTCCACAGAGTTTTCTCTTGAAGCATTTATCTCAAGTATGTCTGTGCCGATCACTTCCAACAAGTTCAGCAGTATCTTTGCCAGCGTGGTCTTGCCCACACCCGGAGCACCCGAAAATAATAGATGTGGAATTGATTTTGATTTGACCCACTGCTCTACTTGTTTTTTCTGTGCTTCATCACGAAACACATATCCCTGCAGTGTGTTAGGACGATGTTTTTCTACCCAAAGTGTGTTCATGTTGTTATTATACTATAAAATTTTGGATAACACAAATGGTTTTATGAATTCGTTATAGGCAATCTCTGCTCCATAATAGTTGAGATGTTTGTCATCGGAAAGATATTTCTTTACAAAAATTTCATATCCAAATTTTTCTGTAAGGAAATCATACAAACTTTCCTCTAAATTACAGTTGTTTGTTCTTTGTTGGTAAAAAGAAAAATATACAAATTTATCAAACACATTATCATACAGGTGTAGTGTTTCATTGAACAGGTCTGAGTACATGCTAGAAAGTTGGGAAGGTCCCCACCAGTTACCTTTGCCCACTTTGGACTCGTAAAAATCTGGGTTAGGACTGTTGGGAGCCAGTTTGATGTGGATGTTAAAATTTCCGGTCATAGCTACTGTATTAAGTTTCAACCTATATTGAGTAAGATTATCAGCATACCGATCTGTGTGCCAAAAACTTTCACCTACTGGCAATGCTCGTGAGGCCAAAGGCATGTACCATCTTGAGTTATCTGTGAGTTGCAACAGCGTGTTCTTGTATCCTTGGGTGACGAGATGTTTCAGCACAGTGTCAAAGTACACTGCACCATTGCCTCCCGAAGCATATGTGTCAAAATGTACATGGGGATAATCTTGCACCGCAAACCATAACCAGCTGTAAGTTTGATTAGGATCATCAGGAACCGGATGAAAGCATGGATACAGATCTGTAAAACTACAACCAACCACAGCTAATTTTTTCATGCCAATGTTCCTTTTACTTTTTTTCCTATCACTGTATCTATGCAGTGTTGCCAATCTTCCGAGTCGAAGTATCCGCCTTCAGAAACTCTGTAATAGTTTTTCATAAACCATGTTGGTCCTTCGATCCAAAGTTCACTTTTATCTATGTGCTGTCTGTAGGTTTCGTCATACAAATAATGCTTGACAAAATTTGGCCTGTTTACATTTAACAACAACAGTTTGACCCCCAATGATGCACAGGTGTTAATTATGTTTAACACATTGTTTAGATATAATATTACGTCTGTATCGCTTTCGTCCATAAACATAGAATAAAAATAAAAATACTTGTTGACTAAGTCTAAATTTTCTTCAGAGCCTAAAACATTTTTCAAACGTTCAAATTTAAAATTTACATTTTTTCTTTCATGATCTCCCATATCAAGATCTTGCATAAATGATTGGAATTCGTTTGTGATATGACCTTTGAATAAATCTTTATTTGATTTATCTGAAAGATAATGATCTAATGCTTCCTGTTTGGATATACTAATTCTGTTTGGCCAAATATAAGGTTCTCCTTTACTCCAATCTTTGGTCAGCACTCGTTGCCTTGAGTATATGGGATGATAATCTTCTTTTTGATTGATGTAATCTCCTGTGATGGCAGAACTTATTTCTGCATCTATTTTATCCATGATAGGCAGTTCTACTATAAAAAGTTCGGGTTTAAATTCATTGTAGAAATTTAAGATCTTATAGGGGAAATAATTTATCGAGAAAGCACTTTCGCCACCGTTGTACACATAATTTTCTATGCCTTGATCTTCCAGCCATTTGCTGAGCAATCCCGGCCAAGTTTGGTCGAACTCGTAGCGAGTAGTTTTCTGGCCACCGAAGGTGTGCATGGTGCCCAAACAAACTATTTTGTGCATTATTTTTTGTAAGGCGCTGTTACTGTGTTTGCTTCTGGTTCTTGGTCTGATGTGAGCAGGATGTCGTTTTCATCGATCATTCGCACATCAAGATCTTTGCTGTCAGTTTCTAATGTGATATGACGGGTCCAACGACCGTGTGCAACCAGCACCCATTCTCCGATGTGAACATCTTTTTGATCAGGACCAACCGCATACACTTTTGCCCATCGAGGGTGTGTTCCGTCTGCCTTGCCATCATCATCTAATAGTATCACGCCGCCCTTGGTCTTGACGTCGCCGAAGTGCATGTCTGATACCAACACTCTTTTTTTCAAGGGTGTTATTTTTCCTTTGATCCTACTGGGCATATATTCTCCTTATCGCTGATGCAATATTAGGATATAGAAATTTTGACATGTTGTCAAGTTTTTTCAAGTCAGTGTTATCGTACACCAACTTGGTGACAACTTTTATCTTGTAAGGTTTGTTATCTTCGGACATTACTTCTGGTCACGTGACTTGACTATTTTTCCGCCCTTGCCCAATGTGTCTCCACGAGCATTAGTTTTAGTGTTACCAACTGCTATCGATTTTTCATTTTTTGTTCTCAGCGAATCGAAATCAATTGGTTTACCTTGCATGGTGTAGTGTATTTTCTTACCTGGTGCTTTTGCTGGCATTGTGTTCTCCTATCTTAAAAATTCTTCGTAGTTCAATTTGTATTTAACCGGGTCTACAGCATGGACCCCCAAAAGATAGAGTGTCAAACTGCTGACAGATGATCCTCTACCCACTCCTGTGACTATATCCTTTTCCTTACAGACCGCCATCAAATAGTTGAGGAATTTCCATAACAGTAAAGAACTCTGTGGTGACATCACTTTGCCCCACGCTTCGATCTCGCCCACAAGATAATTCACGTATTCCTGTGTGTTCAGAGACCTTCTTTCCAATTCCGTGCCGAAGAATTTTATTGGATCGAAGTCCATGTACTGCTTGGGCATCTTCCATTGAAAATTTCGTTGTTGATGATACTGGATGAGATCCTGTTCGGGCTTGTTGATGATTTCAACTGGTTGTAATTCGAACCGAGCACAATGCTCGTTCCATTTTGCTACTTCATCTATGCTCTCCATGAATCCCAACACGGTTTGCCATTCTTGGGAATAGATCTTTTGGATTATTTCTTCAGTTCCAAATGCTACCTGTCCATACTCATTCACGTTCATTTTTCTTGCCCTGTATCACGGTTAGATGTGATCTTATGTTGTTTATTGTAAAACCAATTTCTTCCCATGTCAACCTATCTTTTTCGAAGTTGGTAAAATTTGGTTGTGGATCATTCCACCATTGGCTTTTGTCGGTTGGCACGAACTCCCATTCGGGCGAATCCTGTGTGATGTTGAACCGCAGATTTTCTCCCTGCCATGATTCTATTTGCAAACCATCTATTTTCAAGACATCGCCGCCTATGGTGTTCAATTTGGCGTACAAACAAGTGCCCGTCATTTGATCCACGGGTCTCACCGGAAAGTCTATCACATAGTTGGCATAATCCTTGAACATGTTGTACTCTTTCTCCTTGTTGCCGATGAATATGGAATTCTGCAAAATTTTATTGAAGCAGTATTTGTATTTTTCGAAGGTAATATTTTGTTTGTCGGGATCGTCTGAGTTGGGGGACAGGTGAAGAGTAACGCTGGTTTCATTGGGCCACAGCTTACCAGCCAACAACACCGTGTTGGTAAATCTCGTGCTCCATTGGATTCCGTCTTCTAAGTACATTGGAATTTATTAGATTTCATTCATATATTATACAAATTTTTTGGAAAAAGAACAACAAAAGAGTTTAGTTGACGTTTATCAAGTCATCGAATTGATCATCGTCCGATTGTTTTTTCTTGGCTTCGATCATTTTCCTTTTTTCAACTTCTAACTGCAAGGTGTTGTTGATTGCGATCAGTTGATGATAGTAGTTTTCGTTCTGCATGCGAGATGCTTGATTAATCTTTGTGATTACTTCTTTGACCTTAGATTCTAATTCTTGATCTGAAAGTCCTCTGGGGTCTAAAGTGGGGTGAAACATTATCCAGCGTAATCGTATTCTTCAGGGTTAGACATGAATATTGTAGTTCCGCTGTCTACTGTGAAGAAGTCGAATACGAAGGTAGATTTCCTTGCTGGAAATGTATATGCTGTTGAATCGTCTGCACCATCGCCCATTGAGTATGGCATTTTAACTGCCGCAGGCATAGTTATGGTGTGTGAGTCAACTGCTCTGTGCATGATCACTTTGATCTTCACAGCAACATCTGTGGTGCCATCATCTTCTTTGGGAAAGTTTGAAAAAGAAAATGTCGTGTTGCCGGCAGTTGTCAGAGTGACAACATTTCCATTGTTAAGATCGATAGCGGCAGATGTAACTGCACCTAAAGCCTTGACTTTCTGTGACCAGTCTATGAGATTGGCTTGTCCAACATCATGACCATTGAAACTTGTTGTTGCATTTGTTGATGCTTTGTTTGATTGCAGTGAAGTTATTTCTGTGCCTGCTGTGGTAAGTTGAGTCTTGATCTGACTGAAATTATCTCTAAACCCTTGCGAGTCATTGTCTTGTCCTGCTACTGGATATGTAGCATCTATGTTTGTAACTGATATTGCACTTGCCATTTTGTATTACCTTCTGAGTATTTATGATGCTTTACGGATTAAATCCCTGTGTTTTGATGTGTTAGTGATGCCTTCCAGCACGTTCTCACGTGCAAACAGCACCTGCGTGTCCTCTGGTTTTTGCTGATCGAATGTAATGATCTGGCTGAAGAATGTGGTGCCCTTGCCGTCAAAAGTGGTTTCCGTGCCACCAAAGTATGAAGTGTCATACAAGTTGCTGTCAGCACTTATGCGAATAGTATCCGCTGTGATCTTTGGCAATGCTTCGTTGGGCTTGTCAAATGTCACATAATCGTTGACTCCGAAAGTAGTTTTTTTCCTTCTGAAAGTGATCACCGAACCAGACCTTGGAGCATAAGCAAAAGTTAAAATGCTTGAATACAAGGCCGTGGAGTCCGCGCCAGCAGAATCCTGCTCGCTGGAATCGTTGATGGGTTCGACTGTGTAGGTCGGATTGCCGCTGGCATCCAATGTGTTCATGGAGATCCCATCGATGGTAACTTGTACATGTTTAGGCAATGTTACCCGTTGTGGTAGTATGTATGAAGTTGTGTTTCCATCTGCTACAAATGTTGCTGTTGGCCTGTTGTCGTCGATGGTTGTTCCCTTGTGTTTGTCTATGTAAAGTCTATCGATCTGGAAGAACACTGTAGATAGGTCGAATGATTGCTCATTCTCTAATTTGAACAGCACTCTTTCGGCTTGATTAGGTTTGACGTATCTAATTGGTAAAATCAATTTGTATCCAGTAGCCAATTGGTTAGATTGATTAGATTTCATCCAGTGTGGCATGTATTCAAATTCCGAAACATTCAAGTTGTCCTTGATGGCCTTCTTCATGTTGTTGATGCTGGCAATGTAAAGTTCATGACCGTTTATTTTATCCTGCACGGTGTTGGGTGATTTTTCATATGCGTCGATCAGTTCGGCATACACTATTTCGTAGATTACATTGCCTTTTGGATCTCTGGCCTTGCCGACTGCAAAATTAGAAATTCTTAATTTAGTGTTGTAGAAATTCCTACCAAGGGCACTGTTGAAATCAGATAGATAAGGTGCTTCTACTCCCGACATTATAAGCACATTCCTTGAGCCTGTCTGGAAATTTATGTCAGACATCCTATATAATATGTCCGGATCAAATATCTTAGTGTCCGCCACAAATCTATCAAAAGCATTTTTTGTGATCTTGTCCGGAGATATCTTGGCGTAAATGTTTCCTACTTGGTTGGTGTTCAATCTTTTTTCAGTTATCGAATACTCATGTGTGCTGGTGACAGGTCTGTCTTTGTTAGTGGCTTTGACTGTAAATCTAAAAACTTGATCGAAAGTTGTTTTTTGGCCATCGAAGTATGTGGTGTTTTCGTCACACTCGAACATGTTGTGCTGAGTGATTCCGAATATTTCTCCGGATGGGTGTACTGATAGTCCTGGTGGTAACTTGCCGGAATAGTAACTGTATTCCAACGGTACTCCAGCATCCGAAACAGCACTCACCCTGAACAGGCTGTTCTTGTTGTTTGTTATGCTACCCAGACTCACGTGTCCCATTACAGTGATAACTCCTTGAGGTCAGCGAACCATGTGATTTCATTGGCGCCTTGGCCTTCCACTTCTATCTTGAACTGCCTTGTGAAGGTCTTGTCGTCGAACAGTGGTGATGATTTGATCACTTGGATTGTGAAAGTATAAGTTGTTAGGGTGTCGTATATCAAAGGCACTACTCCGTAAATTTCCCCGCTCAAAGTACTCACCGACATGCCAGGAGGCAGTGATCCACTGGAAAGGCTATATCTCAGTGTGGTTTGTCCTGACAGCGAAGGTATGTCTCCTGGATCATACACATTCACTTTGACCACATTGTAATTTTGGTGCTTGATCCTGCCTATGATACTATCCTCTGCTTGTAACCAGTAAAGATCAGAAACTGAGGTGAGTTCGTATGTAATTGAAAAATCTCTGTCCACATAATTTACTCCGTCCGTTACTCTCACGGTGAAGTTGTACACAGTGGTAGAATCTGGAGTGTATGCAACCACTCCTATTATCTTGCCCGTCTTCTTGTTGAGTGTAAGATTGGATGGCAATGATCCGGAAACGATCCTGTATTCCAGAATGCTGTCATCTTGATCGGTCGCCAGCAGTGAATAGTTAACGTAATCTCCGTTGTTGACTGTGAGTATGTTTCCGCTGGCAGTTGTCCAAACTGGACCATCTGACCCAAGAATCACTATGGTGAAAGTGCGGTCAACCGAGTATGTGCCATCTGTGACTCGCACAACGAAATCGTACTCTTTTTTCCTGTCCACTTCCAGCGGCACTCCTGACAGAAGTCCTTTGCTTGACAGGGTTATTCCTGATGGTAATGTTCCCGCTGATTTAGTGAAAGTAAGGCTTTGTCCTGCAGGGTCATCAGCCAACAACTGCTTGGAGAATGAAGATTTTTCTTCCACTGTCGCTAACAATCCAGACCGAGTTTTCCATTGAGGTTTTGCCATTTGTACTATTTATGGAAAATAGTGGGTGTGTGCTACACCCACTATAAAAGTTAAGATTACTGTGAATCTATGTTTGCGATACCAAGTGCCGCAACTGAAGATGCGTCAAATGCCTCGTCACCGATCGCCGCACCACCTTGTGTGTTGTTGCCATCTGCGATTGAAGATTTGAACTTGTTAGAACCTGCAGTAGCGTCAGCACCGATTCCTCCTACAACAACAGTTCTATTTGTGATTTTAGAAGCGTTGTCTACAGATGAATCAAGTGGGTTTACAACTGAGATTCTGAACTCGCCTTCTCCCAGAGCACCGGAAGCTTTGTCAACAAGTGTAAGCACGACATCTGAAGCGGCTGAGTCAGCCACTGCGTCTACTCTCACTTTGAATTTTCTTGTTGAACGCTGAGAAACGATGTACGCAAGTGAATCTTGTGTAGTTGTTGTTTCTGTTCCGCCTACGAGTCTGTATGAAGTTACTTGAATCTTGCCTGCGCCTGATCCTAAGTATTTTTTATTAATAGGTCTTCCCATTATGTTCTCCTTTTGTTTGTGTGTCCAACGTGGGTTCTAGCCACTACGCGGAGGACGTTACCGCATAAGTCCTGCTATGCAAGCTCTATTAGACTGTGTATTTAATGGTAATGTTGGGTTTATTCTACTGTGCTATAACGATAGTTTTGGCGTTTGGCAAAGTCGCCACACTTTTTAAAGCACTCTGGATTGTGGAACTTGGCGCCTTTGATCCAGGACTTATATAATAGTTCTTTGTAGTATGGTGTTTTGAGAATCTCATCCAACGAGTTGTGCATTAGGCTGTTCCATGTCGACCCGTACTCTTCATCTATTTGCTTGAGTGTTGGTTCGTTGTCGAAATGGTAGTCTGTTGCAAACCAACAGCAAGGCCAAACCTTGCCACTCCAATCCACGAACACTTCTTTCTTGTGATACATGAGACAAAATATGGAATCTGCTTTGTCCTGTTCAGTGATGTTTTCTGGTTGCGTCCATTTGCTGACAGTCTTGGTCTCGGGATGCTCGTGTTTTTCGCTTGTGGTAGGATTGACTATAAATTTCTCTGTGACAATTTTGCCATCTACTTTCTTTTTGATGTAAGAAGTCCATGGTGCGATGTTTCTCACGTTCTGTCTCAGCATGAGTGGAATCTTCAAACTGTCCGCCAGTTCCTTTGCCTGTGGTATGCTCTTCTCATTGTGAGCGAACACCAGGTACTGCCACTCGCCTATGCCGCCGTTGTGCATGTATGCGGTCATGTTCTCTACTATCTTGTCCCAGTCCACATTCACGCGATAAAGATGGTTAGTATCCTCCCACCCATCCACTGAGAATTTGACCTGCAATGATTGTGTGCGGGCACTTAGTTTGCCCAGCCTCTCGAATGTTTGCACGGTGTTGGCTCCACCATTGGTGAAGATTTCTATGGTGGCATGGTTGTCTATGAGGTACTCGCAGATGTCTGCTATGTGCCTATTCATGAATGGTTCATCCACGGTGCCGCCGAGGGTGATGTGTTTATCTCGGATTATGTCAGGAGTGAATATTTTTTGCACTGTGGGAAGATCCCACTCCATCAGCTTGTCCGCCAGATAAGGATGTGTTTCCCCTTTGTGCGTCCTCGCACATCCAGGACACCTCGAATTACACTTGTTGGTGATTTCAAAATGAATGTTTTGCAGTTTATCGACAGAAATGTCCAGCATCAAGATATTATAACAGAGTCAGTGGGGTTTTTCAACCCCACTTATGAATTAGAATTAACCAGGATAAAAGTCCACGTTCCATGCACCGTTGGCAAATATCGCTGTCGCGAGTGAACGCACTCCCTGTGTGGAGTCAGCATTGGTAGTGCCAGGCATTATGAATGGATACCATTTGTATGAAGCATCCACATCACCGTCGATAGGATTTCTCACATTTGACAGTGTCACTGCTGTGGAACTGACTGCTGACGAGTCCCCTGCGATTGTGAAGTACATGATTTGTCCTTCGGCTCCATCCGCCAGCGTGTATCCACCTTCGCCCGCCGCCAATGAATGTACAGTGTATGCAAGTGAAAGTGCAGTGGTCGATGTTGCGAGGTTGTCCGACACACCGTAGATTGTTCCTGCTTCTATGGTTATGTTGCCGTTGGTTCTCACATTGTTGTTGAAGTAGACAGAGTCGGAGAATCTAATCTGCGAAGAATCACCCGCAGATTCCAGCTCTGATACTCTAAGGATTCCTTCCACATCAGTGGCTCCGCCAATCACTAATCTAACAGAGTCTTTGAGATTGATGTTAGAAGTTGTGATGGATGTGGCATCCACATCTCCCTGCACAGCAAGTGCAGGAGTTTCGAGTGCGACGGAATCCGAATTAATGATCTTGTTTGCGTCAATAGTGTTTGCCGATAATGTGCCAACCACATGAAGATCTTCTTCCACCGTTACCGCAGTTGAGTCAGCGGATGATATAGAATTGGTGTCTATGCTGTTGGCAGAAAGTGTTCCTTCGCACAGTATGCCTTCACTGAATGTTACCACAGAAGAATCGAGTGATGATACTGAATTGATTTGTAGTGTTTCGCCTTCGAAGTTTGCCACGATGGTTGCTTTTGCTGTGTCAGTCACCGAAGTTGCTGACGCATTTGAAGTTGATGTGACCGCTTTCCATTTATCATCACCTTCATTCCAATAGAACACAGCATTGTTACCAGCACCGCCTCGATTGATGTATAAACCCGCATCAATGTCTGCGCCGGACGAATTTCTGTTGAATTCGACCAAGTTGTCTTCAACTTGCATGGTTGTGGCATTCATTTGTGTTGTTGTGCCTTTGACCTCGAAATCTGCATTTACTATAAATTTGCCTGTGCCGTTAGGATCAATTGTGATGTCGCCGTTGGTTGTTCTGTTGGTTATTGTTGAATTTTGGAAATATAAATCAGAAAGTGTGGAAGCACTCGGGCCTCCTAATGTGTCATAAATTTCTGTAAAATTGTCGTTGATTTTATCAAACGCTGTTCTTAACGGATCACCCGTGCCGTCATTGGCCGCTGATCCTATATTGATGTTTTGGTATGCCATATTTTGTTCTCCTGTGGTAAGTGTATTTACTAAATAATTCTATAAACCTAAAGTAAATGTTCATCAAGCAAACCACAGAGATACACCTACATCAGCGTGAAAGCAAATTAGGTAACGTACACAATTTCAAAAGGCGCAGGACAGTGTATCATTTCAAGTGCGATGATTGTGGAAAAGAATTCCTCAGAGACAAGGCCAAAGTTACTGCCAAGCGAGCATCAAATGATTATCATCATGTGTGCACCAAGTGTGATGTGCATAGATATGCTCAGAAAGTGGGTGTTGAGATGCGTAAGATTTGGTCTATCGATGCCAGTTCTACTGAAGTAAAACTTTAACCTGCAGACACTTTGAGTGTGCCTGAATCGTTCCACAGCTGACCAGCATTATTAGGATTTGAAGTAGGTAGATTCGAAAGCATTATCACTGCACCATTTACAGTCAATCCATCTTCAATAGTGACTTGTGCAGAATCATCTGACTTGATTGTGTTTACCACAAGGTCTGAACCAATCACAACATCACCAGTTCCGTTGGGTGATATGTTGATGTCTGTGTTGGTGAAAGTGGATGATATGGTGTTGCCTGATATGTCTATGGATTTTCCTGTGGAGTCCAGCCCCATCAGATCATACAGTTCGTCGAAGTTGTTGTTGCACTTCTCCATGGCCGAGCGGAGTGTGTCGCCCGTTCCTGTGTTGATTCCTGTGCCTACGTTGATTCTTTGTTTGCTCATTATGAGTATTTATTTTACAGAAAAGGAAGTTCCGCATCCACAGGCCGAAGCCGCATTGGGATTATCGTAGGTGAAATAGGACCCAAATATTTCCTTTTTGTAGTCTATGCGTGTGCCCAACACGAACATTTCGCACACATCTGCAACCAGCACTTTGACGTCGCCAAACGCCAATTCTTGATCACCATCCTTTTTGCTGTCTTCTACATCGATTTGATAGTTGAATCCAGCACAACCACCACCTTTGACTCCGAAACGAATGTAAGGTTTGCCGTTGGCATCCAACACTTCTTTCATCTTTTCTTGTGCTGATTCTGTAACTTCTATCATACTAATATTTAATCAGAACCCCAGGGCCAATCTGACATCTTCTGACATCATGTCTGGTCCGAATGGTGGATCGAATGTTGTGATTATCTCACAGATGTCAACACCTTCCACTGATTCTGTGGCTGATTTGATGTCCTCTATGATCATGTCCGCCGCTGGGCAAAAAGCCGATGTCAGCGTGTGTGTGATCTTCGCTGTGGGTAAATTTTGTAGATCTATGTCGTATATCAGGCCAAGATCATATATGTTGACGCTGATTTCCGGATCATAGACGTTCCTTAAATTTTTTACAATCGATTCTTTTATTTGCTCGCTCACACTATCCTCACTTGTTTGATTTCGGGAACTTTGGATGCTATCTTATTGTAGACCGCTCCAAGGGTGGCTTCGTTGTTAGGGCAACCCCAACAGGATCCATGCATTTGAAGATGCACTATGCCATTTTGATATTTGACAAACTTGATGTCCCCACCATCCATTTGCACAGCGGGCCTGATTTCATCTTGGATGATCTGCCTGATTGCACAACATATCTCATCTGTGCAGTATTGATCTGTCTGTCCTGTCTCGATGAAACACTTATCGGACTCCATCACTTGTTTGACCTTATCGGTAATCTCACCCCATCCCCATTGCGGAAACTTAGTCACGGTGACTTCATGATCCTGTAAAAGGACATATCTCACTCCCGCGACCCTGAATAACTTTTTCACGAAGTCGTTGGATTTGATGGCGAGATCGATGTCGTACCAAACTGAACCATTGCCCACCAACTGAGACCTTGATTTAAATTTCAAAGCATCGGGGTTGGGGGTTGGTTCAGTCTGTACGAACATTACAATTCGAGCATTCTTGATTCGATGAACTTGAAGTTGATCAAGTTGTTGATCCAAGTTTCCAGATATTTCTTCCTGTCATTTTTGTAGTCGAGATAGTACGAGTGTTCCCACACATCGCATCCCGCCAAAACTTCAACATCGTCGCCCACCGGATTGTCTGCGTTGGGTGTGGTTTTCCATTTCATCTTGTCGTCTTCTAAAATCAACCAGATCCAGCCTGATCCGAATCTCTTCATTCCTGCGTCCACGAACTGGGACTTGAATTCGTCCAAAGATCCAAAGGATTCGTCTATCTTTGCCTGTAGATTTTCCGATGGTTGTTCATACTTCGGAGTCATGCATTGCCAGAAGATGATGTGATTAAAATTTTGTCCTGCGTTGTTGAAAACGCCCTCGTTAGCATCTCTCGAATCAACTATGATTTGTTTAAGGCTCTTGCCTTCGTATTCCGAGCCTTTGATTAATTCATTCAATTTGTCGATGTAGGTCTGATGATGCTTGCCATGATGCAGATCCAATGTGTCCCTGCTCATGTATGGTTCGAGGCTTGTTCTTGAATAGGGCAGTTCCATTAGGGTGAACTTGCCACCTTTCACATTTATATCATCTGCTACTTGATCTAATTTCATACTACTTCTTCTTAGGTCGTCCTCGACCTTTTTTCTTAGTCGTTTTCTTTGTTGTTGTTTTCTTAGTCGTTTTCTTTTTGGTGGTTGGTGCTTCTACAGTAGTAGATTGGGCAGTCGCAGCCGTTGATGCTGTGGCTTCCTTGTGTCCACCGAATAACCATTTTACTAACCATATCATTGTTGTGGTCTCCTCTTTATTTTGTTATTATACTTATTTTTGCCATTTGTGTCAATCACCACACAGGCGATCCCACAGACACCAATTGGTATTCTGTCGCCAGCAGTGTTGATGCAAGGTTTTTTGCCTTGGATTCGCATTGGATGTCAAACAGTTCGCCGAATGGTCGTACCCACTCATTGGTTTTATGATGCCAATAAAAATCGGAGTGTGCTCGTATGGTGGCTTTGTTTTCACCATTCGCAAACAACCAATCTCTGTCTAACAATTTGTTTGCATCTACTTTGTCTTTAAGTATTTCTCTCGGTTGTGAGTAGTGCATCACAGGACGCACACCACGCCATGAGTCTATGACTCTCTTGATCCTATCATCTGTGTGGGTTATCCATTCGCCTGTGTTCACCCAATGATGATGGATGTCGAAAACCAATGCCACGTGTTTTTCAAGTTCGAGTATGTCAGACAATCCCCATTTCATTTCTTCGTTCTCTATGGTGATGCAATTCCTTGCTTCTGGTGAAAGTCGTGGCAACACATCTATGATGCCCTGTGGGCCACGTGCGCCTGCTATGTGTACATTGATCTTGAAGTCTTGGAAGGTCTTACCGTATCCCATCCAACGGGCCATGTTGACATGATATTCGAATTCATCTATGGATCGTTCTATGACATCATCCGACTCCGATGCCAGCACTGTGAACTGTCCGGGATGGAATGAAACCCTAACACCGAGTTGCCTTGCTGTTTCGCCAACTTCCGCAAAGTGTTTCTCCAAATAGTTTATCACGTCTGGTTTTGACCAGAAGTAACGCCACGTGGCTTCGGTTGCAACCGGAAGAATAGGTGAACTCAAACGACACATCCTCAGTGGTTCAGGCAGTGCGCCTGTGTATTTTATTAGTTCGTGAATAGATGAAATGTTGTGTTGCATGAGCATCCAAAGTTTTTCTTCTGCTTCATCGCGATGTTCGTTCAACCATCTCACAGTCGTTGCTTTACAGTTTAAAGGAGACTCTGCTTCTTTCAACAATTTGGGTTTTAAACTACGATCTGAATGAAGATATTTACAACAGAAGCCAAGACGCATAATTGTATTGTACTGTATTTTAAGATTTTGTCAACACGGTGACACCATATTTGTTTGTCCAGTCTTTGGCGTCTTGTTCGTTGTTGACCATGGGTTTGCCCTTGATGTTCAGTGACGTGTTCAACAACATGGGGCAACCTGTTTTATTGTACCATTGTTCCAGCAGTGATCTGAACCCTGGTGATCCATCATTTTTGCCCACAGTTTGTATCCTTGATGTGTTGTCCACATGCACTATGGCAGGGAACTCTTCTGGGCGTTTACACACCGCTGTATACTGCATATAAGGGCTCTGTGTGCCTATTGTAGATGTGTCGAAGTAATCTGACACATATTCCTCCAATATGGCCGGAGCGAAGGGTCTGAACTCTTGCCTGTGTTTGATTTGATTGACCATGTCCTTGATGTTGGGTCCTCTTGGATCCGCCAACAGTGATCTGTGCCCCAATGCTCTGGGACCAAACTCTGCACGGCCATTGGCCACGCCAACGATCTTGTACTTGTCCAAGTGCTGTATGAGATCATAAACAGGATAATCACCCTCGATGTCGTAACCGAGGTATGGCCCTGGCCATTCGATCCTACCTATGGAATCCAGCACACAACCTACCGAGGATCCAGCATCTCCCGGGTTGGGCACTATCCAGACATTTTCGTAATATTTTTTTGCGATGGGATTGGCCACGCAGTTTAGAGCACAACCTCCCACCAACACCAAATTTTTGGATCCAAGGGTGTATCTGGCTTCCTTGATGATCCTTTGGAAATTTTCTTCGTACAATGCTTGGGTGGTAGCGGCCAAGTCACAAAGGTCTTGGATGGTGTTCGCTTCTGGCAACCAACCCTGGCAGCCTCTGTGCAAGTTGATGTTAAATTTTGTTGAGAATCCTTGGTTGTCGTAATCAAAGAAGTTTCTTTTCATCTCGCCGAAGTATTTGTTGGGATCTCCCAAAGCACTCATGCCCATCAAGATGTATTCTTCTTCGTTGGGTTTGAAATGCACCCTCTGTGTCATGGCAGAATACCATAGGCCCACCGAGTGTGGATAATTTTGCGAATAAACTTTTTTTAACTTTTCTCCCTTGCCTTCCCATACAGTGAGGCATTCCCATTCACCTATTGAGTCGATCACCACAATAGTTGCATCATTGTAAACACTTGTAAAGTAACCTGCCGCCGCATGGCTCCTATGATGCGAGTGCATCTTGAATTTGGTGAATCTGTCTTTTTTGATGCCGAAGTCTTCGAGGTGTGCTTGAATGGATGGTTTGTTGAAGACCAAATCCCATTGGCCCGCCCAAGCCTGCCTTGTTTTTTTGATCCATGTATTCTCGTAAAAATGTATTTCGAATGGGTGGCCAAACTTTAGAGCATCATCGATGATCAATTGATTGAGCCATTTGTCATTTTTTATGCCAGAATATCTTTCTGCATGGCTGGCAAAAACCAATTTTTTATCGTCAAATACTGCCAAGGCCGCATCATGGGCCAGTGCTGATATACCCCACCTAATCATTATTCGTAGATAAAAGGATCTCTTTTCTTGAGTTCTTTGATTTTTTTACGATAGGCTAATTCGGATTTGATTTTCCGATAGGGCCATGTGATAATTGATAATATCTTTCTAATCATTGCATTCGTATATAGCAGAATTGTTTTCATGTTCCCAAATTTCTACCTTGCTTACCTTGACCCTGTTGTTGGACTGTTTCTTTGCCCAGTCGTCCACATAGTCATACACGAATTTGCATGATGCTTCTATGCCAGGACCATATCCTTTGGTCACATCCATGATATTGATGTTTATAACTCCAATTTGATGCAATTTTTTAATATCTTCAAGATTAGGATCATCCGAAGCGATCAGTGTTCTGTGATCCCACTGTTCTTCCAACCATGACTTGATTTCACGCAAATAACCAAAATCCATAACCCATTGTCTGTGATCCAGTTCTCCGCTGAAAGTTATCTGGACATGTCTTCCGTATCCGTGTATGTGTTTGCAGTGTCCGTCATCTCGCCATTGCCTGTGTCCTGTACAGATAGGACCGAATCTCTTTGTTGAATAATAATTCATAAAATCTCCTTTGGGTTTATTGTACTACAAAATCGTACATTCGTATACGAAAACCTTTGGTTTTCATATCCATTATTTTATCTGCGAAATCCTTCACACTGTAGAAATCATTCATTTCAAAAGGATCCTTGGATGATATCACCATCAGCAGTTCATTTGGATTTTCGTCCTTGACCATCTTGATGTTGTAATTAGAATTTGGCACTGTCAACATGTCGACCTTTTGGCCAGGATGAACCTCATTGGGGTAAACTTTGATGGCTTCCGAGTTCAGCACAAATATGGCAAAGTATTGTTTGCTCTCTGCATGGACTTCCAACTTCATATAGTCATTGGCATGATATTGTCCATTCTTGTTCATCAGCACGGAGAAATCATGATCTGTGTCGTACAACTTGTTGATGTCCATCACGAATCCATCTACCTGTGCTACACAGTATCTCCTACCGTCACGATATATTATCTCTGTGGCGTAGGTTGATTTCTTGACTATGCCAGGAAATGTGATCCATTTGAACGAGTTCAATTCACAGTTGTCATTGATGCATGTTTTGAGATCGTTCACCTGGATGACTTGTCCCAACTCATCTTCTATCAACTGCTTGGTCGCTTTTAGTTTAGCGATCTCGCAAGATTGATTTTCTGTTATGTCAGGTCCAAAGTCGTGTATGCCTATGGCAGTGCCGGCCCAAGCCGATGCACACCATAGACACACAACGAGTGTGGTGGTTAATTTACTCAATGATTTCCGATTGAGCAAATGTTTCATCAATTGCATCCTTGTTGATCTCCACTACTCTCGCAGGTGGATACCAATCTGAACGATTGAATTTCATCAATATGAAAGATCTATAGTGAGGTCCTTCATTGACGACCACTTTGTTTACAACGATGTAACCACCCATGTCCAACTCATCTATAATCGCCTGTGACAATTTTTGAGTCAATTGGGTAGTGTTACCGTTCACTACAGATCCGGAATCTTCTATGTATCTTTTGAAGTCTCCATTGATATAGTTCTGTAGTTTATCCGCAATCATGACCTTGGCGTCATGGATGCCTTTGTCGATCGAGAACTGCATGTCCTGACTTTGACCTGTGGCAACACCATAAACCCATGATTCGTCATCCATTGGATAATCAAAGAACCATTCAGGAACTTCACTGCCACCACGCAGTTTCACCGTATCAACATCTACTCCTTTGTTGATGTTCTTGTTAAAAGGTCCTGATGAACAAGCACCAAGCATCAACATGAGTAGTATTGCTGTTATATGTTTCATGCTTTTATTATACTACAGAACGATGCAGTGTCAACCAGGGTAAAATTGTTGGAAAATAAGACTAAAGCAGTTCGGCAAACCAAGCACCGTCCGGCAATTGGCATTTTCTTGCAGGCAGATACATGCCATTCTGGTAAACTTGGAATACTTGATTCTGACAGGTCAATCCGTGCTCGGAGATATAGTATCCGTCGAAGTTGGATGGCTCTTTGTTTGGGTCAACCCAGTCCAATTGATTTTCGGTGTATCTTGGTTCGATGATGACTCCCGCTTTGGCGCAATAGGGGATGTAAAGAATGATGAAGAAGAATACTACGGATAAAACGAGTGACCTGATCATACTTTCTTACCTGCTGTTTTGATGTCGGCCTTGCCCACCACCATGTAAGGGCCTTTGTTGTAGGCCGGCATGATCGAGTATTGTTTGCTGATCTCTAATCTTTCTTGTGTGTCCTTCCAACTGCGATTGCTTTTTGCGAACATCTTGTTGGGAGTCGGTAAATCCTGTGGGTTAGACTTGTAGTATGGAGTATTTCTCGGTTCAGAATAATTTGTATGCACTGAACTGTCAAAGATCGCCATGTCTCTTTTGTTGTGTTTCTTGTCAGGGTCAACCCCCAATGATCTAAGATATTGTTTGTAATCTTCCTGTGCTTGCCTGTCCTTGGCTGTGAGACCTTTGGTCTTACGTTTTTTGGTTGAGTTCATACTAAGGTATGGTCCTACAAGATGCATAGTCATACAGTTATTATAAAACGGAGGGTGTCATCTGTCAACTGCTGTAAATACCGCAGTGATTAAAGACTTTTTCATATGGCACCCTGGATTCGACGAAGGCATAGCAGAATCCATCAAAAACCCAGACGTCAGTAAAATCAACCTTTTTGCCGGCGAAGAATGGGAGTTGAGATGCGATTGGAACAACCATGCCTATTACCAAGATCTGTGTGAATTCGCTGAATCAAAAGAATTGAACATCATTGTGGGATGTCATGAAACCGATTTACACAAACGCAACTTCATTTGTCCTCCCAAGGCCAATGTTCATTACTGGCCCACGCACTGGATACATCACACCGCCAGCAAATTGAAACCTATTGTATTTCCAAAATCACAACCCATCAAGAAGATTTTCATGAGCCTCAACAACAAGGCGCATCCACACAGGTGCATGATGTTGGATCACATATCGATGAATAATCTATTCGAGCATGGTGATGTGTCATGGCATGAGACTAATGTAAAGTACGACTTCAAACACTGGAAGATGACACCCATGCAGTTGGATGAAGACTATCCACGCATGTTGGACTCCTACAACACACTGCCACGATCCTTCTCTGACACTCTGATCAGTTTGGTGGCGGAAGCCAACATGAAAGCACACTTCGTGACAGAGAAAACATGGATGCCAGTATTCTTCAAGAGACCATTTATGATATTTGGTCCCCGAGGCATCCACAGAGAGATAGAAGGATTAGGGTTCAAACTGCCCAAGGATGTGATAGATTATTCTTTTGATGCCATAGAAGATGATGCACAAAGATGCCAAACCATCATGGATGTGTTGAAAACTTTCATAGGACAAGACTTAGACCATCTGAGGAAAACCATAGAGCCGGTGTTGAATCATAACTACGAAGTGGCCAGAGAGTTGGCATTCAACAGATACTTTTATCCCAAACCTGTGTTAGATTTGCTACAGAGATATCAGTCAGATGCCAAAATTCCTACCACATATCATTGGGCCAACAATCTCAGCGAGTACGAGCCACTCTAATAATGGGAGCATCAGCATACGATTTGATCCGGCAGTATGAACTGAACGGTGACACGATCGTTGAGATAGGAACCAGCAGGGGTGAAGGTAGCACGGATTTTTTCATATCATACATACAAGGCACGGACAAAAAATTTTACACCATTGATGTAAGGCAAGACGTTGTGGATTTTTTTAACGCCAAGCAAATTCTAAATTTTCGTGCAATTTGCTGTGAAACCATTGATTTCATTGGACAAATACAAGGTCAGATCGCTTGTGTTTACATGGACGGATTTGATTATATTCCTCCAGATGATAGTATCAAGCACGATTGGATGCAACAGATGATTGCCGAATACAAAGCCAACAACCCCAACGATCCCAGCAAATGGTTGACCAATGAAAACAGTGCAAGGCATCATCTCGACAGGACAGAATTATTATTACCATTTATGTCCGACCGATCTATATTCATATTCGATGACACCTTTGTGCCATCACTGCTCGAACATGTGGGTTGGTTCAAAAATGCATATGATCCGCAGTCACCAGAATACGATTCCTGGCAGGGCAAAGGAGCAACTGCTGTTCCCTATCTGATAGAAAATGGATGGAGAGTGTTTCCTAAATCAGTGCGTGAAGGCCGTGATGATTATTCTGTGGTGGGTAATTTTTAGTCCTTAGGATCTTTGAGATACCCGTTGTCATTGTAAAGGAAACTGATATCTATTCCCTTTTCTAAATCTATCTTCGTGGTACTGACGCCATTTGCTTTTAAAATCATGACATGGATCCTATGGATCACATCGCCTAATTCTTTGGAGTTGACAATCATATCTAAATCACATCCTACTTCAGCCATGTATTCGATCAATAGTTCCACAGCGTCGATGGTCTGTCTATCAGAAATATCGAGGTCATCCATGTTGTTAAATTTTGGAAAATCTATAATTTTTGCAGTCATCAAATCAATCTTCCGAATCCATATTGTCTTTCAGCACACCACCAGCAGTCCCCACAGTGTTGTGAGAAATCGGAGGTCTCTTGTTCACAGCTCCTTGTCAAAGGGAACAAGGTGTCTATGATGTCAAAATGTGAATACAATTCCGCCACTGTTTTCTTGTCCACATGCAGAAGAGGATAGTGTCCCCTGTGAATGATGTCTTGCTTTTGCCATTCTTCATACTCCGAATTAACGAACGACGTTCCCTCCAGTTTGCCTTTCATCTCGATGTCTCTTTCTTCGCTCCTCCAATCCCACAATTCTACCAGTTTGGGATTTTCTTGGTAGTCTATGGGGTTAGTGGTCTGTCCCATGAGATGGACATCCAATTGGTTGTCTCTGTACGACTTTTCTAACAAAACCAATTGTTCGTCTGCATAGTGACCATTTGCTGTGCCTACTCCTGTGGTGTGAGATGAAAACTTGAAATCAAATTCGTTTTCTAACCACGACATCACTTGTTTGGCAAATTTTACTTGGAATGCTTTGAGTGGATGATCCATTGTGATCACATGCAGATTGAGATCTGGCCTATACTTTTTCTTGTACAAAGACAGCATGTATGCTATGATTGAACTGTCCGTGCCACCGCTCATTTTAATTCCTATGTTTTTTACCAACGGTTCAAAGTTGAACACGAACTCTTTCTGTTCTGTGTTTACCTTTAACATCAGTATTTTTTCTTTCCCCTGTAAGTTACTCTTCCCTTGGTGAGATCATAGGGAGTCATTTCAACTGTTACTTGATCACCGACCAACATCCTAATTTTGTGTTTCTTTAACTTGCCCGCTGTATAGCACAACACATTGTGCCCATTGTCTAATTTAACCATGCATCTTGATTCGGGCAGTAAGTCTGTCACTGTGCCCTGGAATTCTAATACGTCCTGTTTGCTCAATTCATCTCCTTGTCGTGTTGTTCTATCACCTGTTCAATGTCTTGTTGATTAAACAAAAATCCACTTGAACTCAATCTCGGTCTTTCTCTTTTTATTTTATAGTCAGTTTGTATTTTAATCAATCTCTCAAATATCTTATGCGCCAGTGATTTAGCATAGCCATTACCAGATGTCTTCATACTTGCCTGCGATTTCTTCATATTTGAGTGTCTTTGTGCCACGAGTAAAAAATTCAGGACGAATTTCTGCCACCTTGAATGTGCCCACTGTGATGAAAATTGCCGCCACAAGTATAAGGTGTGCTATGGCTGTGTAGCCAAACACAGTCCAACTGCCCACCAGTATTGAAAACACAATACACCACATCCAACACAGCACCTGTGTGACCAGATGTCTGGTGTTGAAGTCTTTGATGTGTCTCAGTGGATTTCTGTCCCACCCCATCACAGATGTATAAGCATCATATATCCATTCTCTCATTCCTCGTCTCCATTTCTTCATTTGTTTCAGCATGATGTATTCATACTCGTCATAGTCTTCGAATCTGCCCTGTTCTGTAGCAGTGTTCTCCAGTTTGTTCCACTGGTGTTGTATGTATTCTCTTCTGGCTGTGTGTTTGCTCATATTTTTTCACCAATCTCAAATCCTCTGAATGATTTAAATCTTGGGAATCTCAGTGAGTATGTGCCGTCTTGATTTTGGGTGATGGCATCTGCTCTCACTTCTACCATTTGTCCGATAATACTATCACGATGAGTCCAAAAGTCATCACGATGCCCGTCGCTGAAACCACTGCCAACATTGACATGAATATCTTTGCCATCATCTGTGCCTTCACAGACAAACGCCCCGAGTCTGCCTTCGTTCCTGCCCGTGCCCGCTTCGACATCTTTCACCTCCAGTGTGACTTCTATGAATGGTTTGGCCTTCAGCATGTGATGTGATCTTTTACACTCGTAGGGAGCATCCACATCCTTGATCATCACACCCTCAAAGCCTTGCTCAACTGCTTGTTTGTTTATTTTTAAATATCGCTTGTAGCCTTCAGGTGTGTCCAGATTGACTCTGTGTTTCTCTAAAGGAAACAGATGATCAAACTCTTTGTCTATAAACAGTGCTCTCACAAACGCATCTCTATCAGCACACCCAAGTATGCTTTTGCCTTTGGTGAATTCGTGTTGTGCAATCATATCAAACACAGCAAACTTGGCATCAGTGGCTTCCACGTTGTCTTTGCGATGCACCTGTTTCATCAGTGCTTGGAAACTTTTGCTGACCATTTCGCCATCCAGTATCATGGGCACTTCAAAGCCTGGCAGTATCTTTTCTCTAATTTCATCTTCCACATGACCAAAGTTGTGCAACTGTTTGCCGTTCCTGGTGTACATGGCCACTGTGTCTTTGTCTGGATCAAAGAATGCCAATACCCTTACACCATCCAACTTGTAGTCAATAAACTTTTCTCCATGCATCTTGTTGGCATGGTTGGCTGAATCATGTGCCAGCATGACATCAAAAGTAGGAACCATATATTTTTCTAATTGGCACTTTTTGGCCACCGAGTTGATGGTCTTTTCAGAAACACCACATCTCAGATCTTTTATCAAAATCCTGCGATACCAGTCATTCCATTCTTCGCAGGTGGCCTGTGCCATGCGTTCTGCCACAAGGTCACGAGCGGCATTGCCTGTGACTGATCTATAATTGAGTTGATGCTGTAAGTCCCAAAAGGATTCTCTGTCCAATCCTGGACCATCCTGTGAGGCTGTGTCCACTTTTTGGATGTTGAACACATATAATTTGTCTAATGCTATTTGGACACCTTCGAAGAATTCGTCATTGCCTGCCAGCATTTCGCGGGCAATCACACCTTCTTTGAACAGTCGTGAGTTGTCAGATTCTAATTCTTGTATAATTTTGTATGGCTTCATCATACACTTATTATATAATATTTGGAAAAAGTGTCAATCGGGGGCGAAAAACCCCCGATTTTGTTGGGATTTATTAGAATGCTACAGAAACACCCATTGCTGGTGTTACTTCTTTAGAGTCTAAATTGTAGTTTGCTTCCACATAGTAACCAAGATCTTTCCAAGTTGATTTGTAGCCTGCACCTACGTTCTTTGACCAGTCACCCTCGTCACCGTCGACATATGCTGAAACAGGACCCATTGCTACGATTGACTCGTAAGCAACTTCATTTGTCAATGTTTCGTCATGTGTTACAACTGTGGACAAGTTTACTGATTCGTTCAAGTCAAATGCTACAGAACCTGCAAAGACGTTGTTGTCATTTGAGATTGTGTGATTAACTGCCGCTCCAACTGAGAATTTATCAACTGATGTTGAAAATTTCGCTTGGATTGTTGAGAAATCAGAAATGTCTGTGTCTGTGTCTGTAAACAAACCTCTCACTGATAATGCACCGAAGTTACCGATGATGCTCTCACCTGCATCACTTGGGTTAGCAAGTGTGTTTGCACCCACAGCTTCAAGACCGCCACCGATAAAGATGTCGCCCTGGTCACCGTATGATACAGACGCAGTGTCTGTGATGTTTGCACCGATCTGATATTCATCCATGATGAACTGATCTGATGAGTTTGTTTTTGCTTTGATGTAACCGAAAGCAACTCCTGAGTCGCCGTTCACATCAAATTTGATTGATTCAGTTGAGATGTAATCATTACTTGCGTTTTCTGTAATGTCCACTTCCACAGTACCGGTAATAGTGGCAGCTTGTGTAACACCTGCAAAACCTAAAGCAATCATAAGTGCTATTAGTTTCTTCATTTATTATAGTCTCCTCTTTGGTCTATTATATAATAGTTGTACACCAAATAGCAACCACTGTGTTGTGGTGGCCACGAAGCATACCGCTTTATATAGTCTCGGCAAGTGTGAATTAAGTGTGTACTGAATGCAGATTTGTGGATAACTGATCAAAGTTTTGTTACAGAAAGATTAAATTTTTACTAATGAATAGACAGGGTTTTACAGTGTTTTTCTTTCACGAAACCTGCATCGTCCAGTTCATCCGGATCACCGAAGCAACACAGCCAAGCTGAGTTTTCGGCATCGGAAACTCTATCATACACACCGTCCGAACAGATTACTGAATTTGAATTTGGTTTGTAGTATACGAACCCGTGACCTTTGAGATGGTCATCCCAATAGACGTACACATGTTTTTCACGTGCCATACTATTATTTATTGAAAATTTTTGATGAAAGTCTCTAACTTTGTTTCATGGTAATTCTTAAAAGGTTTAAATTCCTTGACGGGATAGGTTTGCTTGCCCATGACTCGTGTGAATCTTATGCCGGGATTTTTTTCCAACATTTCTATGTAGTGAGGCATGTAAACCTTGAAAGAATCGTCATCCTGCCATGCTTGTTTGTAGTTGGCAGTGTTTTTGTAACAGTTATTGATGAGGCCGTTGGGTGAACCCAAGTCGTGTCCTATGAGGTATATTTCTTTCATACCGTGTGCTATGGCTATCAAACATGCAGTGACACCTGCACACAGCCTTCTGGAATAATTGAATCTTACAAAATTCTTATTGGTTTCCGATATGTCTTTGTAGGGAGTGTAAACCTTCCATAGATTGATGTAATTGGATTTTGCAACTTCTTTGGCCATGTCGGGATCTATGGTGACCAACACATCGGGTCTGAAATCTCTGTAGATTGCGTTGCAACCATAGGTGTATCCGTATTTGGCCATACGGCTTATGCTCAGTTTCGATCTGCTCTCGCCGTTGCCTAACACAAATGCTATCATATGGTTTTGAAGAACAGGTCCAGACTGTTGATCTTATCTTCGCAGTGATCAATGAAGTTTTGGAAGTTCTTGATGGGTTCCCTGAAAAAGTTTTTGTGTGTCCATTGTTCCGGGGTCTTGATCTTGTCGGGCACTATCCAAACGAAAGAACACTTGGGATTGTTTTCAAACAGTTTGGCCAGTTGGTAATGCCAGTACTTTGGATCCACAGGCTTGCTGTCTATTTCATTGTAATTTTCTGTTCCCTTGTACACATTGTTGACGACCTTCTGGTCCGGTTGGGTGAGATCGAAACCCAAAAGGAATACGAGATTGGCCCTCTGACCCATCCATCCTGCCTTGGAAGATTTGGTAGCAAGATTGATTGCGTGTGGTCCTGAATTCCAGTGCCAAGGATCATCCTCTCGCTTGTCGCCCCGATAAGGCAATTGAGGATATGCCACGCAGTTGTGTTGTTGGTTCCATTCGGATCGTGTGTAGATGGGATTGTTGAATACTTTCTTGGCTTCCTGAACCATCCTCTGGTCACAGCAACTCAGCAGATCGCAGTTGAAATCTCTGTACAGTGCGTTGCAACCAACAGTGAGGCCTATGCCTTTCAGGCTGTCTAAGTCTATCTGAAGTCTGCTTTCACCATTACCGATTACAAATGCTGGTCTTACATTCATGCAGTAATTTATGCAGATTCTACATCTGATCTGTGTGTGATGATTTTATCGATAAGTCCGAATTCAAGTGCTTCTTGTGGCGACATGAATTTGTCACGTTCCATGGCTTGATTGATAACTTCAATGTCTTGACCGGTGTGGTCAGCATACATTTGATTGAGTTTTTTCTTGATCTTTATTATCTCTTCTGCCTGGATCTGAATGTCTGTGGCCTGTCCTGAAGCACCACCCGAAGGTTGATGGATCATGATCCTTGAATTTTTTAGGGCATATCGCTTGCCTTTGGTTCCTGCCATGGCCAGCAGTGATCCTGCTGAACAAGCTTGTCCTATCACGAGAGTTGATATGTCACACTTGATGAATTGCATGGTATCATACATGGCCAATCCTGCTGTGACCAATCCACCCGGTGAATTGATGTACATGTAGATGTCCTTGTCGGGGGCCTGTGATTCTAAGAACAGCAGTTGTGCCGACACGATTGAAGACACCTGTTCGTTGATGCCTCCGGTTAAAAATATAATTCTTTCTTTTAAAAGACGTGAAAAAATATCATAACTTCTTTCACCCTTTGATGTCTGTTCTATTACAACAGGTACTAAACTCATATCCATGCTCATATTATACTACTCCTCTGTGATTTCGTCAACTGACTTGATGTTGCTTGGTTTGTCGCACAGCAACCCACAATTGTCAAACCATCTTCCATCGCCCAGTTCGTAGTAGGTTTGCCAAAAATTGCCTTCGTTGTTGATCCTTTTGCGTGATACTTTCCTTACCTTGATGGATCCTTGATAGTACGAACCGTTTGCTTCGACCACTTTAAAATTATCTTTGGTGTATCCTTCATACAATCTGGCGGTGTAGTCGTACTCCTGTTTGTCTTCATTCCACGCACCAACACGATTGGATTCTAATTTTGGAAAATTTAATTTCTTTTTGATTTCCTGTTGTTGCAGATATTCTTTGTATTTGTCTGGGTCTGTGACCCTTAAAAATGCTAATTCTTTGTCTTCCATGTTTGTGTGCTGGCTAACCCTTGATGCTCTTAAGTTCAAATGCCCTTAGAGTGACAGAACAAAAAAGACATTCTGACTCTGTCATAAGATCGATCAAGGGTTAACACAATTTTCATTTACTTGGATGAGGCCGCTGCCTTCTCCTCAAGTATCTCTTTTCTTCTTGCCTTGATGAGTTTACCTAATTCCTGCAGAGCTTTTCTGGCCCTTGTCGCAGATGCTTTCACACCCTTGTCAGTAAACTTTTCGTTTTCTTCGATGTAAGCCTCGAATTGGCTTTTGATTTCATCATTTGTTGACATATTAATATATCTCCTTGTGTTATTATTATATGCTCTGTAGGTGTGTGTGTGCAAGAGAAATGACTACACAGAATAATTAAAATGTTTCCTTAGATTGGTTTTAAACCACAATGGAATCATTTTCAAATCATTTTGATCACCTTGCACTATTTTCCATTGTGTGATTATTTGATCCAATATCAAAAGTTGATTTGGTAACAAAATAAATTCTCTTTCATATTGTTCATTAAAAATTCTATTGCTGATACCTGCTATTAGTTTTCCATGTTCGGGGATCTTGTCCTTGTTGTAAGTTTTCATCTCAGTGATGTACTGCTTGGGAGAAAACATGCAGGCCGTGTGTAATGGATGTCTGGGAAACAGTTTGTAATGATGAACATGATTTATGCGTGCAGGCCTGTAGAGGTTTTTATTTTCCTGTGAGAAGTTGATGGCATCGATGATACTTTTGGCGTGCTTGGGGTCAAAGTTATTATTGAACACGGTCACCCATATGTCGTCATACAAGTTCCAAGTGTTCCAATGAACTATCTCTGTGGGTGCGTACTTTGAGTTGATCAGTGATATTGTGATGGGTTTAGTGTTACTGTTATAGATCAAAATCATTTCTTCGTTGTCGGGATAAAGAGATATGCCAGTGTCGAATTCGTGATAGTTACGTGGTGCCATGTCGTCATTGAGATAGTATCCAAGGCCCATGGCCCATTGTTTGATTTCGTCTATGGTGAACACAGGTTTGAGTGCCACTGCACCATGAGTTCCCACCAATTCCGCTGTGCTGTCGGGGTCTATTTGATCCAAATTATTATTGCGGACTTCACAAATGAAGGAAGGGTTTCCGCAGTGTCTTACAGATTCGTAGTGCATTAAACTTCAAATAATTCAGGACACACTGTCCTGAAATCAGTGTTGTGTATTTTGTCTTGGATGGCCATCTGTTTGACCAACATGTCCCATTCTTTGGGGTCGTAATCGAATCCAGCATTGATTCTGTATCTTTCTCTTAGAGTAGGATGCAGTGATCTGTAACTCATGAATGTGGGTTCGTACACTTGTTCTATGTCGAAGGTCTTCATACCGACTGTGTTTTTCCAATAATCGTCCATTTCCTGATGCTGATGTGCTGTAATAGTCATGCCGCATGCTGATATTCGCACACGGAAATTTTGTTTCTTGTGGGTGAGGTCGAGCAGTTGTTTGGCCATATCGGACACAGGTTGCCATTTGGCACCGGGCCTCACATATTCATATCTCTCCTTGATTCCGTCCACACTTCCGCAAATGTTGACCTGTTCGAATTTATCAACAAGATTCATCCACCAATCTGTCCATGGCTGAGTTAAGTTGGTTGTGACTTCCAGAGTTATATGTTTGCTGTGGCCGGACTCCATCACATAGTTCAACATCCTGTACACTTCTTTCATCAACAGTGGTTCTCCGCCCAATATCTTGATGTGTTTGACGTTGGGCAGTTCATGATAGAATTCCAGTTTGTCAAATTTCAAGTGTTCTTGGTAGCCAATGTCTGTGTAATCGCTGTGCCAATCTTGATTGCTGTGTTTCTTGATCAGAGACAACCATGTGCTGGACAATGAACCATTGCACATCCTACACGACAGATTGCATGTGTTGTTGAAATTTAACTCCCAGAATCCTCCCTTGACTGTTTTATTAGCATGATCTCTAAAACTGTCTCCTTTGAATTTGGTGTCTTCCATACACTGTTTGCACTCAGGAATCCACTCTGAAGAAGAATTCATCTTGTCTTTCTTGTGTGACATGATCTTCCTGAACTGTTGGTAATCAGTCACAGTGCCCACATCATCCTGCCATCTCCAAAGACAACAAGGGTAAAGCTTGCCACCAGGACGGTAGGTTATACCTTTTTCTAACATTACGCAGTAGGGCATAAAACTATTTAAGTAGGATTGAGTAGGCCTTTTGCACAGCCTGAGCTTGGGCGACTGCATCTGTGAGTGCGTTGTGTTTGCCCTCTATTCTCACACTAACATCGGCAAGGTCAAACAGTGTGCGAGTGTCTCTCACTTCCCAGAACTTCCATGTCACTGCCTGTTGAAATGATCGACAAATGTCTTCTATGATAACAACATCAAACACAGAGCCATGGCTCCATACATTAGAAGTGCCCAAACCAAATGTGTATAATTTTTTCATTGCATCCTTGAGATCAATACGATCATCGCCTTCACCGAAAGCATCTTCCTGTATCTGTGGATCCTGCTGGCCCCACCAAGCAACTGTGTCGTCGTTGATAACCCTGCCATATGACTCCTGTGATTCCAGTTTGATTCTTTCGTAGAATGTCGAATGAACATCTTTGCCGTGGGGATCGAATAAGCATGCGCCTATCGTCAGCACCGCCGCGTTGGGAGTGGTTGCCAGTGTTTCAAGGTCTATCATCAAATGCATACAAACAGTATACACTAAGATAGATCAATGTCAACTACAAGGATCTATTGGCATGGTGTGAGATGTACATCTTGTCAAGTAGGTAAAACCAAACACCATTTATCATGGGTTCGATCAGTGCGTCAACGGCCGCAAGTTCGAGGTCCGCTCCTGTGATCAATCTGTTGCAGGTCATCGCTATAATAATATGTCCCACAGTGTATATGATTGCTCTGGTGACGGATGAATGCCCCACAATCCTTTTGAGCAAGTTCCATATACCATATCTAAATTCTGTCATCTTTTTCCTAATCTTAGCTCAAGCTAAATTATACAAGATATTTATAGAGTGTCAACCACTGCCGTTTTAATTTGGTTTTGTATAAACATCTGGCTGTTTTTCCACACAGAACATCCTAACCATGCTGTGTGTGGCCACAAGGGTCCTGTTGTAGCCGGCTTGGTAACGCAGGCAGGTTTCTATGTTGGGCATTTCCACTATGGGCAGTTTGTCAAAGGGTTCCCATTTTTCCAACTCCATGTTGAATATCAGAGCGATGAGGAATATCTTTATCATTGTTGGGTGACTGTGGTCGTGCCACAGCCTGCTGTGTTGGTGCAGTTTTGGGTCAGCACATAGTTCTGGCTGGTGGTTCCCGACTGGGTGAGATCCAGTGTGGCACTGTATCCAGTCATTGAAATTGAAGCATTGTGATTGCCGGATCCGTCCTGGGTGACATCCACAGTTTGATCACTGCCAACAGATATTTCCACGTAGTGTGTGCCAGTGCCCTGCTGATACAGATCTATGTCGTTGTCATCGCCCTGTGCTGAGATGAATGCCTTCTTGTCACCGTCATTGATTTGACTGGAAAGAATATTGTTGTAATCACCATCAAGGTCGATGGAAAGGAAATGTCCTGAGTTGCCCACGCCGTCGTTGTGAGTTTGAGTGCCACTTATTGTGTTGTGATCACCGTTGATGTCCACGATCATCCTGTTGTCGTCTGCACCGGTGGTGCCACCTTGATTCAGCGTGGTCGAATTGTAATCACCCAAGAGTTTGAACAGCGTCACATTGTTGTTGCCACGCTGTGTCATGATGATGGAATTGTTGCTGCCTGTGATGTCAGCCCTGACTTTGCTGTTGGTGGTAGAAGTTGTGCCAGCAATCAGATTGTCGTTGCCATCCTGTGTGATGTTGAGGGTGTTGTTGTCGCCCACTTGATTGATGTAGATGCTGTTGCCATCGTTGGTCACTGCTCTGGCATTGGTGACGGTTGTGGTCTGTGCCGAT